CAAAAAAAGGCGCTCTAATCGGAATTACTGGTCGCATTCAGACTCGTAACTACGAAAATCAGCAAGGCCAGCGGGGCTATGTCACAGAAGTCGTTGCAGACAACTTCCAGCTTCTGGAAAGCCGTAACCAACAAAACTCAGGAAAACCATTTGGAAATAGCAACCCAATGGATATCCAAGATGACGATTTGCCATTCTAAGGAGTTACTAAATGGGAATGAAAGAATACGCTCTCAAATATCAAAAAGCCGGTTTTTCCGTAATTCCCATCGTGCCTAACGGAAAGCAACCAGCGATCAAATTTGCTGATAAGCCAGCTATGACTGCTCAGGAAATTGAAAATTACTGGAATCAGTATCCGGATAGCAATATTGCTGTCCGGACTGACAAATTCTTCGTAATCGATATTGACTTGCATGGTAAGCATAACGGATATGAGAGCTTGGCCAATTGGGAACATCTGAACTTGATAACTCCAACGCTGCAGGCAAGAACTGCCAGCGGTGGCAAACATATCTTTTATTTTAAACATCCGGACGTGACCATGACTCAAATGATAGCCTTCCTTCCTGGTGTCGATGTTAAGGCGCATCCAAACAACTATGTTTTGGTTGCCCCATCTAAAACTCCAAAAGGAGAGTATGCATGGGACTTAGAAAAATCTAAAGAGGGCGGCACTATGGTCACGGCTAGCCGAAAGCTGGTTATGGCCATAAAAAAAGAATACAACAAAAAGAACTCTGGTAGCGACCTAGATAATATCTACTATCAAATCAGCAAAGGTGCTGGTAAGCGAAACAGGACAACTGAATTATTTGAAATGGTTGTCCTTGGTTTTGGCGATGAAGGTAGCAGAAATGACACGCTTGCGAAATTTGTAGGTGGACTCTTGAGTAGGTCGGTAGATCCGAACTGTATATTGCAGCTAGCAGAAACAGCCAACAATAATTCGGTAGAGCCTCTTAGTCACAAAGAATTAAGCAGGACTGTTGAATCCATGATCAAGAAGCATATGAGGGGGGGTGACCATAATAGGTGATATCGTGAACATTTCAATCAAGCAGTTTTCACGTCGAAAAAAGAAAATTTTGAACGACGAAGGTGAACAGATTGAAATCGAATCTATTGTGGCTGACAGCCCCAGAAATGTACTACTTGCCATGAAAAGCGACAGTAAGCTCAATGATTTTCTTCGACACAATGAGTTTACGGGAGAACACGAAATTGTGGAGGACGTAAAACTGGATGCTATTCAGTTGAGGAAGGGCCAGCTGCCTTCTGCCTTTGAATCCTATTTGAGCGTTTACTTAGAAAATCACTTCAAAACAGTTTTCAAGGCTGGAGCATTAAGGGATGGCATCGAAGCATTCTTTGCAGAAAAAACCTACAATCCGGTTAAAGAATACATGGAAAATGCTTATGAGTCATGGGATCATAAAGAACGACTTGCCCAGGTGTTTCAAACTTGGTTGGGTGCAGAAGACAGTATCTATGTCCAGAAAATAGCCGTCATGTTCTTTGTTGGTGCAGTCTCTAAGGTTTTTAATCCCTGGGTCAAATTCGACTACACACTAGATCTTGTAGGTGGCCAAGGGGCGGGTAAAACCACTTTCTTGCAAAAAATAGCCGTCGATTGGTATACAGATTCGGCTAAAGATTTCATGGACAAGGATAATTATGAAATTATGCTGAAATCACTAATCGTCAACGATGATGAGATGGTCGCTTCCAGAAAGACTACTTTTGACGAGCTAAAAGCCTTCGTGACCAAGACGGAACTTTCCTTTCGTCGGTCCTACGGCCGCAGGGCCGAGAAATTTCCTAAAAACTTTGTTATCGCTAGAACCAGTAATAAAATTGAATACCTGGGCGATAAGACTGGAGAACGGCGCTTTCTGCCTGTGCTGGTGGATGCAGGCCAGCAATTTGTCAAACCCTTTGATATGACTGATCATGACGTGCTTCAACTTTGGGGCGAAGCAGTGGCCATCTACAAAAAAGGCTTTACGCTTACCTTTGAGGATGATTTTGAGAATGAGCTTGCAGTTTACAAGGAACGCTTCACTTATAAAGATGAAGCCGAATCGCAGGTCTATGATTACCTTGAAATGCTGGTCCCAGAAGAATGGGAAGATTTCTCAGTCACTCAGCAGCATCAATATACCTGGGCTTACTTTAATGATGGCAGCTATCGCAATGAGGCTGGTTTGCTTTATGAAGGTGTAAAACTTCAATCAAGCGTGTCTGCTAAACAAATACTAAAGAATGTCTTTGATATTGATAGTGCGAGAGGTGAAAAGATAGCTAGGAAAATCAAGTTGATTATGGATAATAATCAGGACTGGGAATACAAGGTTAAAAAGGTTAGAGGCAAAACGATGCGTGCATATTTTAGAAAAAATATACAAACAGAAGTGATGTAACCTGAGTGAAAATGATGTAACCTTTTAGGCCAAAAATGAGCAAAAACCATGCTTCGGTTACATCAGGTTACATCAATGATGTAACCGCAAGAAAAACCAGTTATATCAAGGTTTTGAGTGCTGTTTTTGATAAAATTTTTAAAAAAGTGATGTAACCGCCCTAAAGCCTTGATACTATTGAGTTCTTGAGGTGTCTATTAGTATGGTTACATCATTTATATAAAATATTTAATAAGTAAAAATAGCAAGTGCTATAAACGTTGATATAACAGCATTCTTGTTTTTTATAAAATATGTTTTTTGAAAAGTGATGTAACCTTGTAACCTTGTTTAAAATATACATACAAATGAATAAATAAACAAAATGGAGTTGGAAAATGAATAAGCAGGAATTGATAAAACATATCGAGGATTTGCCTTACAATGAGGGACTTATCGTAGATGCAATGAAAATCAGTAGAAACGGGTTGTTAAAATTAATCGAACAACTAGACGAACCGCAGAAAGTCGTAGTTCCGCAGTTTGTGGCGGATTGGATTAAGGTAGCGAAACCTATCTACTCTTTATCTGGTGCTATGGTTTATGGAAGTCCGGGAGTCAATAAGTGGCTAAAGAGCTGGGACAATCAAGAAACATTCGCTCGAGCGTGGCTTGATGGTTACGAGGTGAAGCAGGAGAAGCGGTATTTGGTTAAGATTAAAGGGATTGACCCTGATTTTGATATTTTGAAATATAATTTGGGGGCAAAAAATTGGTTCACAGGTAGCAGACATGAATATAGTTCTTTTAGATTACACCACACCCGTAAAGAGCTTGAAGATGCTGGGTTCGGATGGGTGTTTGACTGCGAGGGTGTGGAAGTCGAGGAGGTAGAAGAATGAAAAAAATAGGAATTATTTTAGGAACAGTATTTGTAATCGTTGTATCGCCATTTGTGGTTCAGTATGGTTGGAATGAAATTATCACAACAATTGTCCCAGTTGGCAAAATTACAGTCTGGCAAGCATTAGGGATGGATGCACTACTATCTTTCATCTGGCCTGTGTTATCCAGCAAAAAAGAATCTGAAGAGGATTATTCATATGCTGTAAAAAGCAGCATTTCAAAAATCATTACATGTGCATTTTTAATTTGGTTAGCTAGTTTATTTATTTAAGGAGGATTTGGGATGATACCAAATTTTAGAGCGTGGGTAAAAATCGAGGACATTGAACTTTAGGGGGTAGTTAAATGACTAATTTATGGGATGAGACCATTCAAAAGTTATCTGACTATGGGAAAACTTTTGAAGCTGTTAGGTATATCCAAGGGGAGGATTTTAAAATCACAAAAGAAAACTTTGAGAGACTAGCCAAGCAAGCTAATTATCATAGCGGATACGGTGCCGCTCACGTTCCTACTGATTTAGTCATCGTTGGCAAAGGTTGGTGGTTAGAGCGAGGAGAATATGATGGCTCTGAATGGTGGGATTTTAAAGAAATACCTAAACAAATCAATGAAGTCAGAAACATTTCTAGTCTTGTAGGCGGAATGTGGCCAAGGCTTAAAGAATTGAATACCATCGACCCGATACAAGAAAGACTTGAAGAAATAAGAAAGGAGCATACGATTGAATAAACGTCAACGCAAAAAGAAATTTTTGAATGGTCTGAGCAAAGGGGAAAGATACCGCAGGACGCATTGTCCTGTTTGTGATAGTAAAATTGGTCTATTTGATGAATATTTTAATAGTTACGGATTTTGTTGTGTACCATGTGGCTATGAATACTACGGAATTTCTAGATTATAAAAATAAAAGATTGAGGTTGAAATGACATTATTTGATGAAGTGCAGCAATTAAGCTCAGAAAGCCACGCAAAATGGTTCGAGCGTTATTTTAAGAGATATAACCTAGAAGAAAAACTAAAAACTTCTGCTCAAAAAGGTTATACAGGCTATTTAATCGATGTTTGGTCAGTTAGAGATAAATATCTCAGGAATCGATTAGAAAGTGAAAGAACATTGGAAATGTTAAGAGAACGGCTTGGAAAGGGTTTTTCAGTCGGGTATCAATTAACTTATTCTAAAAACCTATTCACAGGACAGGAATATGTCTCTGATAAGAAGATACATATCACTTGGTAAAACAAAAAAGCCAAGGCACTCTCTACCTCGGCTAAAATCACAATAAGATTATTATATCATAAAAGGAGACAGAGAGTGAGCAAGGCGAAAGAGTTATTGAAAGAATTACAAGACCTTGATATGGACATTCAAAGCCGTATAGATGAAATCAATGAGCTTGAGGCGGGTTTGCTCTCAAGTCCCAAATGGTCGGATGTTAAAGTCCAAGGCGGCCAGACGAGAAAAGTTGATGATGTGTACGCTCAGTTGATCACGATGAAAGAGGCAATTGAGCAGGATACTAAAGAAGTTATCAACAGAAAACTTGAGCTTGGCCGACTTATCAATCAGCTAAAAAATCCGAAACATAGAACGGTGCTGAGAATGACTTACATCAACAAGGGTACAGCTGACAGCGTTTGTTATGATTTGAAGATGAGCCGTACAACCTATTACAGGTTGAAAAATGAGGCTGTCTTAGCTTTGGAGGAAGTCATCTGACCTCATAGGGAACGTATGGGACTTTTTGGAACAGCACGGTTCTTAAAATCTGTTAGAATGGTAGTATCAAGAATTGAAGAGAGAGGTCTCAGAATTGGTAGATGGTTACCTGTAATGTCAGGGGGCTGTAATGGCCTTGGAGGTTCGAGTCCTCCCCTCTCTCTTTAAGGGAATATAGCTCAGTTGGTAGAGCGCCTAGTTGAAGCCTAGGAGGTCACTGGTTCAATTCCAGTTGTTCCCATTGTATCTCTGTGAGTAGCTATCACAATAGGGGTACAGGGCGGTAATTAGATTTAGGCTGATAACCTGTAGGACAGAGATAAAGTAGCGCTATATAAGGCTCTGGTGGGGGAAGCACCCACTTACCGCATACAGTCACTCAATGAGTGGCTTTTTTATATTTCAAAACAAATAAATAGCAGGAGGTTTAGGCTTGGGTAGAGCAAGAGACCCCAACCGAGACAAAGCATTTGAAATCTATTCAGAGAACAATGGAAACATTGAACTGATTGAGATTGCTGAGCGTTTGGGTGTTTCAGCTGGCACTGTCCGAGGTTGGAAAAGTAAAGACAAATGGGAACCTAAAATAAAAGGAACGCTCCAAAAGAAAAATACGGAACGTTCCAAAAATCCAAGGGGCGCTCCCAAGGGTAGTAAAAACGCTCTAGGGCACGGAGCACCTAAAGGAAACGCCAACGCCCTCAAACATGGCTTGTTTGCTAAGTATCTACCTCAAGAGGTGTATGAGATAGCTCAGGAGCTGACAGAGAAACAGCCAATAGATATACTCTGGGAAAACATCACGCTGACCTATGCTAATCTACTACACGCCCAGCGCATCCTTTATGTACAAGATGTTGAGGATACTACTACCATGCTTATTGCCAGTACAGCCAAAGGCGGTGCAAGTTATGAGGTCCACACATCATGGGACAAGCAGGGCAAGGCGCTAGCTGCAATGGCAAGGGCACAGGCAGAGCTTAAAAGTATGATTAAGACCTATGATGAGCTGACACGGTCACCGCTGGTTACAGAGGAGCAGAGACAAAGAATTGAATTGTTCAAGATCAAGATTGAAAGCAACCAAGGCTCTAAGTCTGATACAAGTCTTATGGAAGCTTTGCTGAATGCAGTCAAAGGCGGTGACGAAGTTGAAGATTGAGTTTTCGAGAAAACAAGCCAACATCATTCGCAGGCCATTCAACTATGAGTTGGAAGTCAACGAGGGCACCCCTCGAAGCGGTAAGACAACCGCTGGTCATTTTCGCTATGCCAGGTATTTGATTGAGTCTCCAGATGAAAATCATCTTATAGCTGCATACAACCAAGAGCAAGCCTACCGTCTATTTATTGACGGAGATGGCACAGGTCTGATGCATATCTTTAACGGAAACTGCAAAGTCAAGCACGATGAGCACGGGGACCACCTCTTAATCGATACACCGAACGGTGCTAAGCGCGTCTACTACAAAGGGGGCGGTAAAGCAAATAGTGTAGGTGCTATCACTGGTATGTCTTTAGGTTCAGTAGTCTTTTGCGAAATCAATCTGCTGAATATGGACTTCATTCAGGAAGCATTCAGACGAACGTGGGCGGCTAAGCTCAGATATCATCTGGCCGACCTAAACCCTCCAGCTCCACAACATCCAGTGATTAAGGATGTATTCGACGTTCAAAACACACGCTGGACACATTGGACTATGGATGACAACCCGATTCTGTCAGAGGAACGGAAGCGGTCTATTATTCAATCCCTGAAAAAGAATCCTTATCTTTACAAGCGGGATGTACTTGGCCAACGTGTCATGCCTCAGGGTGTTATTTACGGCCTATTCGACCTTGAAAAGAACATCAAGGATAGTTTGTTAGGCGAACCAATAGAAATGTATTTCAATGGCGATGGCGGGCAATCTGACGCGACCTCAATGTCTTGCAACATTGTTACCAAGCATAGAGAGAACAACAAGACTTTCTTTAGGCTCAACCGTGTAGCTCACTACTACCATAGCGGAGCAGAGACAGGCCAAGTCAAGGCTATGTCTACCTACGCAGTCGAGCTTCGGGCGTTCATCCAGTGGTGTGTAAGCAAATATCAAATGCGCTATACTGACGTATGGATTGACCCGGCGTGTAGATCCTTACGAGAGGAATTGCATAAGCTAGGCATCCGGACAAGAGGAGCCTTAAACAATGCGCATGATGTCAGCAGTAAAGCAAAGGGTATCGAGGTAGGGATTGAGCGTGGCCAGAACATCATCTCGTCAGGTCAGTTTCTGCTTATCAATCATCAGGAAGAAGAATATGATCACTATCACTTCTTGAAAGAAATTGGTCTTTACAGCCGAGATGATAACGGTCGGCCAATTGATAAGGATAACCACGCAATGGACGAATTTAGATATAGTGTGAACGTATTCTATAAGCGTTACGCTAATTTTTAGCAATAAGGAGCCGGTAAATGGGCATTATTCAATTTGTCAAAAATCTATTTAAGAGAGGACAGTATGCAATGACTACAGAAAGTCTCGCAAGTATCACAGACCATCCTAAAATCGCAGTGACAAGCGCAGAGTATCATCGAATCAATGAGAACCTAAGATACTACCAGAGCAACGTTGCAAAGGTAACATACACAAATACGGACGGAATCAAGAAGCAAAGAGAAGCGACTCATTTGCCAATAGCTCGAACCGCTGCTAAGAAGATTGCTAGTCTGGTCTTTAATGAGCAGGCTACAATTAAGCTGGACGACGAGCAAGCAGACGCATTCATCCAAGAGACCTTAAAAAATGACCGCTTTAACAAGAACTTTGAACGCTATCTTGAGAGCTGTCTGGCTTTGGGCGGTCTTGCTATGAGGCCTTATGTAGACAACGGACGAGTGCGGGTGTCATTCATCCAAGCGCCTGTCTTTTTACCGCTTCAATCTAACACCCAAGATGTCTCAAGTGCTGCTATCGTGACTAAAACGATTAAGGCTGCAGGCCAGAAGAATATCTACTATACCTTAATTGAGTTTCACGAATGGGCCGAGGATGGGAAGTACATCATTTCAAATGAGCTATACAGATCTGAAAGTTCTGAGCAAGTCGGAGGACGTGTGCCATTAGCTGAAGTTTATGAGGATTTAGAAGAACAAATTGAACTTGATGGTCTAACAAGACCGCTTTTTTCTTACCTCAAGCCTCCGGGCATGAATAACAAGGACATCAATTCACCTCTCGGCTTATCTATCTTTGATAACGCCAAGAGCACGATTGATTTTATCAATACTACTTACGACGAGTTCAAGTGGGAAGTCAAGATGGGTCAACGTCGAGTGGCTGTTCCTGAAAATCTGACAGAAACTAGAATGGTCTCTGACAACGGTGATATTAACATCGTCAAGCGCTTTGACGCCGAGCAGAATGTTTACTTGCGCTTATCAAATAGCGACATGGACGGCGGGAATATCACAGACCTTACGACAGCGATCAGGGCAGATGACTACATCAAGACTATCAACGAGGGTCTGAGTCTCTTTGAGATGCTTCTGGGTGTGTCTGCCGGAATGTTTACGTTCGACGGCCAGAGCTTGAAGACCGCTACAGAGGTAGTCTCTGAAAACTCGGATACCTATCAGATGAGAAACAGTATTGTCAGTCTGGTCGAGCAGTCTTTGAAAGAGCTGATTATCTCAATCTGCGAAATTGGTAGTCTGTATGAATTGTACAGTGGTCCAATCCCTCAGATGGAGAAGATTGCGATCAATCTTGATGACGGAGTTTTTACTGACAAGAACAATGAGCTTGATTATTGGACAAAGGCTTTGGCCAGTGGTATTGTCAGTAAGGCTCACGCTATCCAGAAAACTTTCAACATGTCAGAGGCTGACGCTAAGAAGATGATTCAAGCAATCAATCAGGAAACGATGGACACGGCCAATAGTCAGCGAAGCCGACAAGACATTGATATTTACGGAGAGTGATTAAATGAACCTATTTGTAAAGATTTTCTCGTTAGCTCCAAACCCTGCCAAGCTCTTTATGGAAAAGTCAGGAACATTGCTAGAGAGGATGTTAAATGAAAGGGAACAAAAGACCACCAATCCAGTTCAATGACGAGCAACTATTACTTCAAGCGAGCAATGTCGCGGATATTTATCATCAGTTAGCCTTGGACTTGTTTGATAACGTGGTCGAACGTGTGACAGAACGTGGCACGGTCTATCTTGATAAACAACCGTACATCTGGCAACTCGAGAAGATGCAACAGATGCACATGCTGAACGAGGAAAATCTGAAGCTAATCTCTGAATATTCTGGAGTTGCTGAAGAACAGTTGCGCTACATTGTCGAAAATGAGGGTTTGAAGCTCTACACAGACACCAAACAGCAACTTTTGGAAGATTTAGGCAGAGGATCTGCAGGAAATAGCAATTACATTCAAGAAATTCTTGCTGATTATGCCAGTCAAGCTGTCGGAGACATCCACAACCTAATCAATACGACGCTTCCTAAGGCTGTTTTGGGAACTTATCAAGGAATTGTGGAACAGTCTGTCGCTAGAGTGGTTACTGGCCTTTCTACAGCTGATAAAGCCATCTCTGATACGGTCATGAAGTGGCAAGAGAAAGGCTTTCAAGGTTTCAAGGACAGCGCTGGGCGTAACTGGAAGATAGACAATTATGCACGAATGGTTATCAAGACGACAACCTACCGAACTTTTCGAGAAATGCGAACTAGACCAGCTGAAGAGCTGGGCATTGATACTTTTTACTACTCTAAAAAAAGCTCTGCTCGCGAAATGTGCGCACCTTTGCAGCATCAGATAGTAACCTACGGACCAGCTCGGACCGAAAATGGCGAGCGTATTCTGTCTTTGGAAGACTACGGATATGGTAAGCCTGGAGGCTGTCTTGGTATTCATTGCGGTCACATGTTGACGCCTTTTATCCCAGGAGCCAATTATAAACCTGATTTGGGCGAGGATGTGGCAGAGATAACACCAGAGCAGGCGATAGAAAACGCCAATGCAGAGGCTAAGCAGAGAGCTCTAGAACGGTCTATCAGAGCAAACAAGGAAAAACTCCATGTCGCTGAGAAATTGGGGGATAAAGAGCTGATAGACAAGTACAAGAGTAAGATAGGTACTCAGAACGCCGCCTTGAAAGATTACATCGACAAGCACCCATTCCTGAAAAGGGATGAGGCAAGGGAAAAACTCTTCAAGAAAAGCGAAAAACCAGCAAGCGTCGAACTTGCTGGTAATAAGTCTTATGTTTCTGTAAAGGATAAATGGCTGTCAAATGCAGATCCTAGCAAGGCTAAGGTCACAGAAATGAATTTCTGGGAACATAACGACCGGAAATATCAAGTTGACGGAAAGCGAGTAGTGCTGGATTATTCTCGAAAAGAGAAAGAAGTGGGAGAATGGCTGTCTAAAACGTTTGGGAAACACGTCAAAATGGCGCCACGAGTCAACTTCCCAGAAAAAATACCGACTCCAGACTATTTAGTTGATGGTTTGAAATTTGATCTGAAAGAGATAACTGGTTCAGGAAAGAGCGTTGTAGATGGAAATTTAAGAAAGACGAAACAACAATCCGAAAACATTGTATTTGATGTGACGAGAACAAAATTATCCAACGATGAAATACTCTCTCAGCTTGAAAAAGTATACCGCCTAAACCGTCGCGGATTGGGAATCGCAATTATAAAAGACGGTGAAGAATTGATAGACATTTTAAAATCGAATAAAAAATAAAGGTGACCCACCGCCTCCACAGCAAGCTGCTTCATGGGCGTTAGACCACCTTTACCTTAACTTAATTATAACTCACAATGCGTTTTTTTTCAACCGATCGGAAGAAATCTCAATAAATTGCTATAAACCACTATAAACCGTATGGAAATCCCGTACGGTTTTTTGCTTGACTTTATCCGCAGTCGGTAAAGAACGGAAGATAATACCTAATTCTAGGAGGAATTCAAGAATGGCAGAAGACATTCAAACACAAACTGACCAGCCAGTAAATGCTGGAGAAAACACTGAGTCACAAACTCAAGAGCAGCCTGTCAAGACTTTCACCCAAGATGAGGTGACCGGCCTTGTCGCTAAAGAAGCCAAGAAAGCACAAGAGAAAATCTTCAAAGACCTAGGGTTTGAAAATTTCAAGAGTGCCAAGGAAGGGCTTCAACAGCTCAAAGAGTGGAAGGATTCACAAAAGAGCGAGGCCGAGAAACAGTCTGAGGCGCTTGCTACTAAAGAGAAAGAACTGGAGCAGGCTTTGTCAGAGAAGAAAAATATGGAAGCTAAGTTGTCAGCTCTGACTTTGGGAGTAAATGCCGATTCTGTGGATGACGTCATCACTCTATCTGCGCGCTTGGTATCCGATGAGGTGTCTATTGAGGATGCTATCGGTCAAGTGTTGCAGAAATATCCTCAGTTTGGTCGTACAGAGCAGCCCGAGGAGAAGAAACCGACGTTTTCAGCCGGAGGCAATCCGACAGCTGGAACGAATCAAGAAGATGCCTTTTTTAAGGCTCTAGGACTAACAAAATGATAGGAGAATGATCAATGACAATTAACTACATCACTAAACACGAGGGCACGTTTGAGAAGAAATTGATGCAAGGTGCTCTCACAAGTATTTTGGAAACACCACAGGTGAACTGGTTGGGCGCTAAGTCGTTCGAATTGCCGACAATCTCTGTAACTGGCTATAAGGCCCACACACGCTCTAAAGGCTACAACGCTGGTACAGTCTCAAATGACAAGAAGGTTTACACGCTCGGATTTGACCGTGACGTTGAGTTCTTCGTAGATGCTGCAGACGTAGACGAAACTAACCAAGAACTTTCAGCTGCTAATGTGTCTAACACATTCATCACAGAGCATGCAACTCCAGAAGTCGATGCATACCGCTTCTCCAAGTTGGCTACGACAGCAATCACAGCAACAAAATTTAAGTCTGAAGATGACTTGTCAGAAGTGAACATCTACACTAAATTGAAAGCTGCTCTTTTGCCAGTTCGTAAATACGGCGCCCAAAATATCGTTATGTACGTTTCTAGCGAAGTGATGGACTTCTTAGAACGCTCTAAAGAGTTCACACGCTCAATCGCTACTACATCGCCTCAAGGAATTGATACCCGTGTCACTTCGCTCGACGGAGTTCAACTCATCGAAGTTTGGGACGATGCGCGTTTCAAGACTAAGTTTGATTTCACAACAGGCTTTGTAAAAGCTTCAGATGGGAAAGATATCAATTTCTTGATCGTTGCTAAACCGGCAGTTATCGCGAAGGCTAAATTCAACTCAATCTATCTTTTCGCTCCAGGACAACATACTGAAGGCGACGGATATCTGTACCAAAACCGTCTTTATCACGATCTCTTTGTTTTAGAGACTAAAAAAGATGGTGTCTATGTATCTCACAAATCAGCTTAACAGGGGGTAAAACATGAAGAAGTACGAGAAAGACAATCAAGTCTACACTGTCCAGGAGGGCAGCGAACTTGAAATTCAATTGATCGCTGATGGGTTCGAAGAGAAGAAAGAGGAAAAAGATTCTGTCTCCGATCCTTACAGCAAACTGACTGTGGATGAATTAAAAGCTCTTCTTGAAGAGCGCTCTATCCCGCTCCCAGAGGGCAAAGTTACTAAAAAGGATCTCGTAGCCCTCCTAGAAAAAGGCAATGAGGAGGAATAAACTAAATGGCACAATTTAAAGCTAAAGCAAATTTCTACATGGCCCAATCCGACCGTCATTTTGACGAAGGAGAAGTCTATGATTTGCAAGTAGGCGAAGCAGACAAAATCAATAAACTGTATAAGGCAGCGTTCGACGAAGAAGCTCTAGAGCGCATCGAAGAAGAAACTAAAAATACAAAGGCGGCCGATACCGCCTCATAAGGAGGTGAGTAGATGACCTACTTGACAAAAGATGAATTTGATGAGCTTGGTTTTGACGTGGATGGCGATTTTGACAAATTGCTGAAGCGCGCAGAACTCGCTATCAATGCATATATTCGGGATTTCTACTCTCGTAATAGCTTTGAAAACGACCATGATGCTCGGAAAAAGGCTGTCAAACTTGCTACAGCTTTCCAGGTTGTTTATTTGGATAGCTCAGGAATCATGACCGCCGAGGACAAGCAAACAATGGCCAGCATGACCGTTGGGCGTACTTCTGTCAGCTATCGCGGTGGCAACCAAAACAGCGCCCAGATGCTTTCATTGGCCGAAAGATACAATCTGTCTAGAGATACTGAAAACTGGCTAAGATTGGCTGGATTTGGCTTTGCGAGGGTTGATTATGATAGATAAACGAATGCTTCCAGATTCCGTAACGATCCAAAAACGATTGAGCAAGGATGATTGGGGGAAAGAGACTTATTCAGAGCCTCTTTTGATCTCTCCGTGCAAATTTGATAGGACATTTTCTCAGACCGGGTCAGGTAATCACCAAAGCGAAAACAAGCCATCAACGGTGATTGTATATCGTAAATACTGCCCCGTAGAGCTCGACAAGAGCTTTATAGGTGGCATCGTTGATGACAAAGGCACGCTCTACATTGTCCGCAGCATCATTCCTCAATATCATCCGTTCATCAAAAAGCTTCTGGCTTACGAAATCGAGGTGGTTTGATGGGTGGTGTTTCGATCAAGATTGATCTAAAAGGCGTCGAGAAGAAGGTTTCTCCGGAAAATTTCGCAAGAGGAAAGCTAGCTATAGCTAACCAGGCACTGCTAGATATGGATCCCTTTGTCCCGAAACGAAGAGGAATCCTACGATCTAGTGGCCACGTTAGAAAGGATTCTATAGTGTATGCGCAGCCTTACGCTAGAATCGTTTACTACGGCCGGAAACGGAAAGGCTTCTTTTCAGATAAGCAGAGAAAGTTCTTCTTTGCGAACAAAGAGAGGCTTCTGAGCCAAAAGCCGACACCAGGGACGGGTCCTAGGTGGGATAGAAAAGCAGTGCCGCTCTATGCTAAAAGATGGGCAGACGTTGGCCTACGAGCTATGGGAGTGAAATAATGCAGAATAATGACTTTTCAGAGGTCTTGCTTGAGCATATCAAAAGTGTGCAATCAAAAATTCCGTCCGCTCTTGGATATCTGGATGAAAAAGAAGGGTTGGTAATCTACCCACTGCCAGGAGGAAAAGTAGAGGGCGAGGATATGGCTGGAGTACAAACAGTCAGCCTGCCTTTTGAAATTGCAATCAAGTCAAGAGACCAAGTTTTAAACAATACGATATTGTGGCAGATAAATGCCGCCTTATCAAAAATGGACTTGGATTTGCCGAGCAAAAACGGGTCATACAACTTTTTAGGCCTTGCAGTTGATAAGCCGTACTTAAACGACTTAGACGAGCAAGGCTTTTATATTTACTTGCTAGATGTTACAGCTAGCCTTGAAATAGAAAGGGAAGAATAATAGATGGTAAAGAACAAAAACGTAAAACGTAAACATTACATCGGACCATACAAGGAAGCGACTCCTGATACTCCACCAACTGCGCAAGAGTATCTCTGGATTGCGAAAGGAATTAAAGAATCGTCTCCTGAAAACGACGAAGAGACAGACGATTTCGCAGATTTCGCAGGCGACGGAACACAGGAAGAGCTCGTTGTCTCTAAGAGACGTGGGCGCTCTTTCGAAGGACTTCGTGATACAGACGACAAAGCCCAGAATTTTATCGCGGATAAACAGGACGCGGTGGGCGATGATCTACTAGTTTGGTACAAAGAAGTTGATGCTACAGGGAAGACCCAGTATGAGGGGCCAGCCCGCCTTTCTGAGATCGAAATCGGAGACGGTGAAGCTTCCGAAAATGAAAGCATCAAGTTTAAGATCGTATGGCGCCGCACTCCTAAGAAATCGGCTGTCGTACCAGGATAAGGCTAGGGCGTGAAATATCACGCCTTTTTCTTTTTGAAAGGAGAATTTTTATGGTTGTTATTAAGAAAATCAGTAATATCATCCCGATTGACTTTGGGGAATTTCAGCTTGAATACAATGCAAATGACAAGGGAGCGAAAAACCTTGACAGTTATCGTGATGATCTATCGAAAAGATGGAAAGAAATCAGCAAATTAACCGATGAAGAAATTGCGATTCAAGCGATGGAAATCACAGAAGAAGGCTGGAGCAGATTGTTCGGCCCGGACGCTTTCCCGAAAGTGTATCAATTTGCAGGCGAAGACACGGCGATTGCGTTCAATTATTTGCTTCAGGCCATTCTTGGCATTCAAAAAGAATACCTGGAGCGCAATTCAGAAGATACCATCAAGAAGTATCTAGGGTGATAGCATGCTAGATATTTCTAGGAAATTGGCAGACGAGCTAATCTTAGAAATTGATGGTGAAGAGCGAACCTTTCCTTTGTCGCTATCGTTTGATAAGGTTTTGAAAGTTTTTGAGATGTGGGGGGATGATGAGATCCCGGACCTTGTTCGACCGCATCTAGCCTTAAAAATGTTAACAAATGAGTATTTTGACACGTTAGCAGTAGACGAAACGATGGAAGTTGTAGCAGCTATTTTTGAAGAACATATTCAACCCAGAAAAGCTGACAACGATGTCGAGTATGACTTGGCCGGGAATGTTATCAAGACCGTCTCAGCAGATAAGTCGCAGAAGAGACTATACAATCTGAGGTATGATGGCGATTATGTTTTCGCCTCGTTTATGCAGGCCTACAAAATCGACTTAATCGAAGAGATAGGGAAGCTTCATTGGAAAAAGTTCAATGCTCTTCTTGTTGGGCTTCCTGAAGGCACAAAGTTTGTTGAAGTGTTAAAAATCCGGTCTTATGAGCCTCAAAAAGGGGATAGTTCGGAATACATCCAAAAGATGCGCGAGCTCCAGAAGGAATTCCGTTTGCCTGATGAAGAGGCCGACGATGAAACCGAAGAAGATAGTTGGGACTAGAAAGGAGGATGTAAATGGCAGATGGTAAAGTTGTTATCCAAGTTGAAATGGATAGCAATAAGGCTCAGTCAGGAGTCTCTAAATTAAAAAGCTTGCTTGGCGGATTGAGTGAAAGCGGCGCTAAGCTCGGATCAGTGTTTAAGTCTGTTTTAGGTGCTAACCTCGTTAGCTCAGCTATCACATCCGGTATAGGTATGGTTGGCTCTGGTATTCGGGAAATGGTCGGAGAGTTGAACAGTTCGCAAAAAGCTTGGAAGACCTTTGAGGGGAATTTGCAAGCCTTCGGTCGCTCTTCTGACGAAATAAGAAAAGCGAAGACTGAGATGCAGGACTTTGCAACCAAGACGATCTATTCAGCTTCGGACATGGCAAGCACCTACTCACAACTTGATGCAGTCGGTACTAAGAATGTCGGGAGCCTCGTTAAAGCCTTTGGTGGTCTAGCTGCCTCAGCAGAAAACCCAGCCCAAGCCATGAAATCACTGTCTACCCAAGCTACTCAGATGGCAAGTAAGCCTAAAGTAGCCTGGATGGACTTTAAAATCATGATGGAGCAAGCTCCTGCTGGTATGGCAGCAGTTGCTAAAGAGATGGGGATGTCTACCGCTGAGCTGGTATCAGCTGTTCAAGATGGCAAAATCAAGACAGAGGATTTCTTTGACGCTATGAACCGTGCAGGGAACTCTGACGCTTTCCAGAAGATGGCTACTGAGTTCAAGACGGTTGATCAAGCTATAGACGGGGCAAAAGAAAGTCTCTCTAACAAGCTCATGCCAGCGTTTGAAAAACTTAATGCATTTGGTATTAAGGCGGTCAATGCTCTATCTGACGCTCTAGAAAAAATAAATTTCGGCAAACTAGCTGATGGTCTAGGGGAATTCCTTGAGAGTATCAATGTAGAGAAGATTGTAGCAAAAGTTAGCAGCACTATCTCAAACCTAGCAGGAAAAGTTAAGGCCTTTTGGACTGCCTTTGCTAACACTGGGGCGGTATCTGCCTTTATCAGCGCTATCCAGAGTATTGCAGGAGCTATCGGTCATATCTGGAATAGTCTAACCGCCTCAAACGAGCTAAACACTCTTGCTAGTGTCCTTGGGAATGTGGTAAAGTGGCTTTCTCAGGCTGCAACTGTAGCAGCTAACTTTATCAGTTCGCTGCCGGCTGGAGCAATTCAGGCAATAGCAGGCGGTTTGGTTGGTTTAGTTGCTGGCTTCAAAACCTTTAACTTTTTAGAATCCTTCAACCCGTTCAACATTTTCAAAAGGAATGCTGATGAAGCAGTAGATGGAGTAGGCCAAAGCGCAGGCAGAGCGAAGAGCACAATTACTCAGCTTTTTAATGGGATTTCTAACATCATAAAATCAAGCGGAAGCGCGATAAAAGCGGCCGCTACAGGTATTGGCCAAGGCATCAAGACGGCACTTTCTGGCGTTGCACCAGTTATTCGGGCGTTCGGCGCAGCCCTTAAGACAGCTGGAGTGGCTAATATCCTAGCTTTTGGCGGTGCCGTGGCTATTGCTGCAGTCGGTATCGGTGCAGGAGTAGCCATCATAGCCGCAGGGTTCGCTCTGCTGGCTACACAAGGTCAAGGGGTAGCTACTATCATCAATGCGGTAGGAGACGCTTTTGCTACCGTAGCAACTGCAATTATCGGAGCTTTTGCCCAAGCTATTGTCACGGTAGCCGGCGTGCTACCGATTGTGACGTCTGCACTAGCTAATCTGGCCCCTCTAATCGTAGCTTTTGGCCAAGCATTCGGCGCAGCCGCTCCGTTTGTCTCGGCTTTGGGAGAAGCGATAACCTCTATCGCCTCCGTTTTACCGCCTGTAATTAGTGCTTTTAGTCAAGGTGTTGCGGCCATCATTGAGGCCGTGACCCCGATTGTCGAAATCGTAGGCAATGTGTTTACGACAGTATCTCAAATTGTCGCAGATGCGATTGTTCAGATAGTACAGTCCTTGACTCCATTTATGCCAGCTGTTGTTCAGATAGCTCAGGCTCTAGCTCCTGTGCTGCAATCAATAGCCGAGGCATTTACTACATTAGTCGCTCAGATAAGTCCGATAATAGACAGCATAGCCAATCTATTCCGGACGCTAGGCAATGTCATCAAAAACGTGCTTGACGGAGCTAAAGGCGTGATAGAGGGCTTTGGGAATGCTGTCAGGACCATTTTAGACGGTATATCTGGTATCTTTGATTCAATCGGCAGGGCTGCCTTAAACGCGGGTAAAGGTTTCAACCTTTTGGCCACTGGTGTTGTTAAGATTACAAACACCAATCTTGGCGATATGGCGGCATCTCTTGGAGCTGTTGCCCTTGGTGTTGGTAAAATTGCTAGCAATTCAGCAGGCCTTGCACAAGCTGGAAATGGCATGAAAATACTTGGTGTTGGCATGACAACAGTATCAAGTCAAGCTAATACAGCAGTTTCAGGACTAACAAACTTTGCAACTAGAATTACATCTATACAGACAGCTGTTACAGCATTGCCATCAGTTCTTATATCAGCTGCATCAAGCTTTGCAAGTTTCACAAGTCAGGCTGTTTCTGGAGTTGCTGGTCTGTCAGCTCTCAATGCACCTCTTACCGCATTGAAAACTCAAGTAATGACAATTACGCCCGCTTTAATACAGTCAGCTATGGGCTTTACTGTATTTGGTGCTCAGGTTTTAGCAATTAACTCAAGCCTTACAATAGTTTCTGCTACCTTTATACGGGTTGGAGCAAGTGCTGCAAGTGCATCTGGCCAGATTACAGCTATTTCAGCAAGCACGGCATCAGTCAGCGCTGCATTTGCATCAATGTCTGCACAAGTTCAATCTTCCATGCAAATGATGCTCTCTGTCGTTCGCTCTACTGGTAGTCAGATGATTTCGCAAGGTCGCCAGACTGGACAGCAGACCTCGCAGAATATCGCTCAAGGAATCCGAGGGGGAGGGGGGCAAGTAAGGAGTGCTATGAACTCTCTGGTAAATGCCGCTCGTTCCGTTGGTATGTCTGGAGCTGCAACTATGCGTTATGTCGGTGCTATGATTGGCCAAGGATTAGCTCAAGGTATGTACTCTGCTCTTTGGGCAGTTACAGCGGCAGCAAATGCGCTTGTGGCTCAGGCCGAGAGAGCGGCACAGGCTAAAGCTCGTATCCACTCACCGTCTCGACTATTTAGGGACAATGTTGGTCGCTATATCTCGCAAGGTATGGCTGTTGGTATTTTGGCGGATGCCCACAAGGTAGATGATGCGATGGGTAATGTTTACGATCAAATTAGAGCCTTTAAATATGCTCCGGAAGACATTATCGGCGTTGGGCAAGCGCAACTATCTAGGACGGTGCAGGTCAAATCAGACCTAGAACGGTCAATCAAGGCCAGCGTTAAAGTTGTACAAGAAAAATCTAATAATCTTGTAGAACGAGCACTTGAAGTTGCTGAAAAAGCTGTGAAACGACCTGTGAATATGGTTTTGGACGACGGAGCTCTAGTTGCTAAAATCGGTAAACCAATGACCGATTATCAAAATGACAAATTACTATTAGATAACATGATGAGAGGAATAACGTAATGGACACAATCATCTATAACAATCATGACCTCTCTGAGGTTATCCGGATAATCGAGGTTATCCGACCAATCGGTAACGAGAGGAGTGTCACGACAAATGATGCTCCTTTTTTAGGTGTCAACCTACAAGATTTGAAAATAGGGCCTAAAAAAATCAAAGTAAAATTTGCGATCCATAAAAAGACGGCTAGAGATGCCGAAAGCGCAAAACACGCTCTGGCAAGTATCTTAAACACAAAGAACCCGGTGCGGATCACGATATCTGATGAACCTGATAAATATTATCTTGGCATGGCTGTCGGAGCCGTGGACATGGACAATGTTGCCCGTTGGTTTCAAAAAGGGGAGTTCGATATCTTGATTCCTGATGGCGTGGCCCACGCTATCACTTATAAGCGGTTTGATAATCCCAAACAGGAGGGTAATAAGCTGGTATTTGACTTGGTAAACAACGGCAACGTTGATGCGTTTCCTGTTGTTACCGTCAGAAACAACTCAGAAAATGGGTATATCGGCTTGGTCAATCCCAGTGGCGCTATGGAGCTCGGCAATCGAGAGGAGACTGATTTAGAAACTTACAAACAGTCAGAAATCCTCTTTGATTATGTGACGAACAATGGGATCACAAAAGGCTTTGCAGCAGCAATGAAAGAATCTGGGGCACTCGGAATTGAAAACAATTGGGGGCGACCACACTTAGCTCTAGTACCAGGCAACAGATCTGGAACGATTTCTTGGGAAATCCCTGTCGATAGTTCTGGCCAAAAAGGAGCGTTAAATGATTATCTCTGGTGGCGGCAGATTTGCTGGCTTGGAGCAGGAAATCAAATGGGGCTCATGAAAATAAACTTTATGGATGATACTGGAAGGTTCATCTATGGAGTAGAGACTTACAAAAGATGGTTTGGTCTTGATTGTGAGTATAATTTCTTAGTTCGTGGAGATGGTGCTCCTCGATTAGTGAAAAAATGGAATTTTACAGGCACACATTATGACCACCACAACCCCTTTAACGCGGAGCGGGGCTGGTCTGACATCCAGCGCCGTGATGATGTCGTCCAAGTCTTTTGGTGGGGTACTTATCCTCAATTTCATGTTCCAGAAATTAAAGGCATAAAAACAGCCAAAATCCAAGTGATTATCGGTTCTATCAGCAACAATCCAATGATAAGTCATCTTTATCTAGACAGTCTGGTATATCGCAAAGACTTTGTAACAGGGATTCGTGATGTCCCAAATCGGTATCGGCCGGGATCGACGGTTGTGATAGATTGCGAAAATGACGGTATTACAGTGGACGGCTTGAACAAGTTTAGCGACCGCGTCCATGGCTCAAGTTGGCTAAAAGTTGCGCCCGGAAACAGTAAGCTAGAGGTTTACTGTTCGAGCTGGGCAAAGGCTAAGCCGACAGTAGCGGTCAATTTTGAGGAAAGGTGGTTATAAATGTTACTAACAATTCATGATGCTCATTTGCATCCTGTTGCTTCGATCGACAATGACAAGCAGACCACTTTGAATTATTTTAACGACACATGGACTCGTTTTTTCGAGACCGGTGCTGCCACCTTTGACCTCACAGTCGCAAAAAAAGCCTTGAGCACAGATACGCATTCAAAGCGAGCTTATAATCTTTTGAGCGAGAAGAACTTTATCTCCTTTGAATACGAAAGGGAAACCCAGCTTTTCACTGTCCGAAAAACGGTTGAAAATGAAAAAGTGATCAAAGTTAACTGTGTTAACCTCAATCTTGAGTTGATCAACGAGTATGCGAATCCATATAAAGCGCCTAAAGCAATGTCTTTTAAAGAATATTGTGAAGCTATGGATTTGCTCAATTTTACCATGCTGCAGATTGGGATAAACGAAGTTTCTGACAAGAAAATCACTGCCGAATGGGAAGGTCAGGATACTAAATTAGCCCGTTTGCTTTCTTTGGCCAATAAATTCGGGGCTGAAATTGAGTTTAAAACAAGACTTAATGATGATAGCTCTATCAAAGCGTTTGTGGTCAACGTCTACCACGAAAACGACGCTACGCACCAAGGGGTTGGTAAGGTCCAGCCTAAAATTTTGCGCTATGGACGAGATTTTCGGTCTCTTACTCGCACAGTTGACACAACGGGAATTTACAACGCCACTCGGCCAACCGGCAAAACAGAAGAAGGCGAAGTTGTAACGATTGCAGGGATGCAAGTGCTGGAAATTAAAAACGAAAAAGGGGAAATCGAATTTTTCCAAAGAGGGGATATGCTCTACGCTCCGCTATCGATGAGCATGTTTCCAGCAGCATTTACTAGCGGGACAATGGCCGACCAATGGATCCGAAAGGATTTTCCGGTCGAGTCGGCAAGCAAAGAGGTTATCCGGTCCAGCGCTCTGAGAGAGCTGAAAAAGAATTGCTATCCTGCTGTAACCTATGAAGTAGATGGCTTTCTGCCTTACGGCCCAGGAGACACTGTTGAGGTTGAAGACGACGGCTTTTATCCAGCACTACTGCTACAAATGCGAGTCTTTGAGCAATCAATGAGCTTTACTGGCACCGGAGAAAATAAAACGATCTTTGCTAACTTTAAAGCGATTGAAAACAAAGTATCAAGCAGCTTGCAGCAACGTCTAGAAAACATGCTGGAAGAAGCGAAGCCATATCTGATCAATCTCGCTACTGATAATGGCCACATCTTTAAAAACAACCAAGGTGAATCCACGGTCTTCCCGACGCTTAAAAAAGGGAATAAGACCGTGGAGTGTGTCTGGAAGTGGTTGGTCGACAATGAGGACTTCGGGCAAGCCCCTAATCACAAGGTGACAGCGGCAGGGATGAGGGAATCCCTTACCTTGACGGCTATAGCATTGGTAAAAGGTCAGGAAGTAGCTAGAGAGCAGCTGACTTTTACTAATGTCAACGATGGTCAAAATGGAGCTAAAGGAGACCCTGGACCGCAAGGACCGAAAGGGACTACCGGAGCAACTGGAGCTAAAGGCGACAAAGGAGAGACTGGAGCTAGAGGTCCTCAAGGCGAACGTGGGCCACAGGGAGCTGTAGGACCACAAGGGCCAAAGGGAGAGCGAGGAGACCCAGCTGATACCGCAGAATTGAAAAAAGCTGTAACAGCAGCTCAATCCCAATTGACAGATGTCCAAAATAATTTAGCAGGAGTCAGGGCGAATCTGACGCAGGCTCAGAGTCAACTAACTAGCAACATTGCCCAAATCCGTTCGGATGTTGGGAACATCCACACTAAACAAGGCCAGCAAGAAACTGAAATCTCCAAGCAAGTGCAGGCGCTCAATGCGACCAAAACAGAGCTTGCGGGCGTGAAGTCCGCTCAAGCGAATTATGAGCAGACGACTACACGCAGACTGGCGAAGCTGGCCAACGTGGCAGATGGTAAAGCTAGCAAGTCGGAGTTGGTGCAGACTGCTCAGGAATTGAGTAGTCGGATTGCGAGTGTGCAGGTCGGTGGGCGAAATTACTTTTTAAATTCTGGCGTAGAAATCACATCTGGAAACAAAGTGATTAAAGTCCATCCTGACTTTGTCAAGCATGCGAAAGGCAAGAAATTTGTCATGAGCGTGGAGGTTTCAGGCGAAAATGTTGTTGCTGAGAATCTAAGAAGATTTGGCTTATCTGCATCAGCAGGAATCGCTGGATCGAAAAATAGAGCCTGGCCTGAAGTTTGGGAGACAGGAACAGGAAATATCTCTAAAAAACGAATCTATAAAGTATTTGAATTTAGAGATGACTGGATTGATTTTATTGCAGGTTTACACATCCAGACTGGGTCTGGCGCTGTGGCCGGCTATCCAAAGCTCGAAATTGGTACAGCACCGACTGACTGGTCACCAGCATACGAAGACCAAGACGAACGTGTCTCAGCGGTCGAGTCTAGCTTTAAGCAACGAGCCGATTCACTCGAGGCTGGGGTGAGTCGCTTGACTGAGGGGCTCAAGACAAAAGCTGATAGTAGTGCCTTGACCTTGCTCTCAGATAGCATCAAGCAGTCAGTCAAGTCGCTCGAGACTAACATGGATAACAAGCTGGACTCAAAATTGAGCACAGCTGTGTTTGAGGTGAGAGCATCTGGAATCCGTCAGGAAATCCTCAACGCGACCAAAGACAAGGCTGACAAGACCTTGGTCACGGCTGAGGCTGGGCGGTTGAGGGAGGAGATAGCCAGCTTATCGGTTGGTGAGAACCTCTTTATAAATTCGGAATTTAAAAATCTGAGAGATAACGGCCAGCGCTATACAGCTAACGGCAAGACCTATCAAAACATGATTGCTCCGTATTGGTACAATCCATACAACGCTGGTCTACCAAATGCTCAAAATATCCAGCATGGGTATTTTGACACGGAAACATTTAGTGATACTGTCTTTGCCTTTAACGAGAGCGACGGCTCCCGACACTGGAAAGCATTGTCAACTGATTTTAAAATCGGAGTCATCACAGCTGGAGAGTATTACTTTTCAGCTGACTTATACGCTACTGATTTAGGAACTCATATTAAATTTGGATTTTACTATCACAACTCGACTGGCAAACTCAATTTTTACGCAGGTCAAACAAAAATTGAAGTTACTGAAAAAGGTCGTTGGGTACGGTTAGGAGCACCGTTAAAGGTCAATGATGACATTGACCTGACCAAAAAAGTCCAATTTTATATTTACGGCTATAACTTTAGCACCAACTCGATTTTATATATCAAAAAACCAAAAGTATCAAAAGGTCGCTTAAAAAGTGACTGGAGCCCTGCACTCGAAGATGCCGAAGGCCTCATCACAGAGGCCAAGGCGAGCTTTGAGCGCACTGCTCAGGGCTTGCGCACCGACTTGTCAGCAGTCCAAGCCTACGTTAATGCCGATGGCACACGCTCAGAAGCTCTGCGCTCTTTCTCCCGTGAAGAAACAGCCCGTCAGCTGACGGCCGAGCGCAAGCTCATAGAGGCTGGCTATGTGGGTATAGCGCAGCATACAGAGGATGTAAAAGGCATCAGCAGGCGGTTTGAGGAGTTGAAAACCAGCTCTGACACTAAGTTTGCGCAGTTTAGGCAGGGCATTGACGGCCAACTGGCCAACGTGCAAGATGCTATCAACACAGCCAATGGCTCGCTGACAAGTTTTAACAATTGGAAGCAGACAGCGCAGGAGACTTTAAACAAAGTCGGCAGGGTCGAGACTGGCCTTAACGAGACCAAAAATAGCCTAGCTGAGTTTAAGCGCACGGCTGAGGGGCAGCTGTCTACGATTACTCAGCAAGTATCTGGTAAAGTCTCTCAAACAGAGCTGAATCAGCGAGCTAATCAAATCACGCAAGCCGTGCAAGAGCTTAGTAACTCAGTCCTCAGAAAGAGCCAAGTCAAAATCAACGAGGGCGGTATCATCTCTAGTGTAGAGAAGACAGTCAACGGCCAAACTTTGGCCAGCATGATTGCTCAAAGCCCAGAAAATGTTGAGATTATCGCCCGTTTGCTGAAAGTAAAGGGCGACATGATTGTCAACGGCTCTGTCACAGTCGACAAGTTAAACATCGAGGGCGAGCTATCGGCTTTGAGCGGTAAGCTTGGTAGAGTGACCTCTGGAGAAATCATCAACGAGTACGAAACGC